TGACCAAGCACGACCTGTAAAATAATTTAATTTACCTTCTTTATCGTAAGATGGTACGATAATCCTGAAAGCGTATTCACCTTCCGTGGTATAACCCATTTTATGTTTAAAAATAATATCTTGAGTTAGATTTCTTTGTTTGGTTAGATAATTCCAAGCCTCTTTGTATGGTAAACTATTGGGATTTGTACCCTCGAAAGGGGTAAATTCTTCAGGTAGTTGTACTTCACGTAATTCTTTAATGACTTTGGGTGTTAATTTGGTTTCACTTAGATTAATCCCTAGTTTTTTTACTTTATTTTTGTGGTCTCTGTTCCCAAACTTTGAAATTAGTTTAGTAATAGAACCGTGAGTGTTATGTGTACCACCACAAGCCCAACAATGGTAAGCGTTTTTATTTAAATTAAGTTCAAAATTACCTTTACCATCACCTTCAGGCATATCTTTTTCAGCAGAACAAACAGGACAATCAAAAGAAAATTGACCCCTAGTAGGATTTTCTTTCCTAGGGGTACCTAAAATTTCAACTATAATGTCTAATAATAAGGAGTTTTCTATTTGTCCCATATGGGAAAATATAACCTAAAATTTTGAGTTAGTAAAATTAATTTTTCACTTGTCCGTTAATCTTTAACCAAGCTAAACCACATGCATAAGCGTCAGTCATATCGAAGTTTTCTTTTTTTAACTTCATGTTCTTGTCGTATTCCCATACAATATGTGGTTCACGGTCAGCAACTTTATCCCAAATAATTTGTTTTTTATCAATATCCCAAGGATAAGACCCAAATAAAACAGGTTTTTTAGTTTTTAAATCTTTTTCTTTATATGGTTGACCTGTTTTGTCATGTGTTCTAACAGCCATTAATTCTGGGAATGCATTTGCACGTGAATCATAAGATGAAATAAACTCAGGTATGATACCTAAAACATCATCTACAACTTTAGAAATCATACCATTAAATCTCAATAAAGTTCCTACCGTATTAACATTATTTGAGTTTAAAAGTGGCTCTTCAATGACCACTTTCTCAATATCAAGATCCATATATCTTGTTAATAACTTTTCGAAAGCATCAACCTTCCTAAAGAGTTCCTCTAATTTATTCTCAGGTTGTGGTTTGATTTTTGGTGTTATGTGTGTTAACTCCAATAATTTACCATCACCCTCAAATAATGCCATACCAATGGTTTTGGTTGACACGTCTAATCCTAAAATTCTACCCATAAAACAATTATATTTTTTTTTATTATGATATATTAATATTATCTACAATACCTCTTGTGTCAGCTAAACCAGTTTGTATTTCTTGTGAAAGAGGTAGTTTTAAATCAAAAATTAAGTAATTACCATCATTTTTTATTAAAGCCTCATCAGGTTTTGCTATAGCTAAACAATTACCTAAATTATCGTGTAATGTAATTGTTGTTGTTGCAACACCACAACTAAGTCCAGTACCAACATAAGAACTATTGGTTGAACCTTTCCAAGTATTACCATCAGCAACTATTTTTACATTTAATATTTCGGCTAAATCTAAATCCTGTCCTCTAACTGCCGTACTACCAGATGTAAAAGTGGCACCAGATATTGAATCAGGATCACCTGAGGCTGGTGACCAATTGAAAGATTGTGTTAATTCAGGATCGAATATGAATCCAAAACCGTAGTTTAAAAATAAAGCTCCAACAATTCTGTCATAACCGCCAACACCAGAAAATTGTGTATTACTAGGTTCAAAACTTATTAATGGTGAACCGTTAGCGTATTTGTTTGGTTGGCCGTACAAGTAACCCCAACTAACACTAGATCCTGTTGAACCTGAGAATGTATTATTTATATCATTAGAAACTAAATAAACCACACCACTATCATAAAACTTGTAGTTATTTTCTGGATTTGGGTTTTTACCGTCAGCGTAAGCGAAACCAATACCAACATCATTAGTATATGCTTTACTAGCCTCACTTTTAAAAGAATCTACTTTAGCACCAGAACATAAATCATAAGGGTTTTTTATTAAAGCGTCAGGGTTATAAACAAAAGAACTATATAAAGTTGTTGCTGTTAAACCCGATGTCATACCTGTATAACTAGAATTTAAAGGTATTTGCATAGCTAAGTTTTGACCATAAACTTGTATTCTATAGTTATCATTATCTAAAGAAAATCCTATAGCACCATAATTCCAAAAAGCTTCTGGTAATTTTTCTAAGGCCGTACCTAATAAACCACCGTTTATATAAGACGTATTAGATAAATTGTAATCAACTTCTGTTCTTAGATTAAAGAAAGACCATAAGTGTGATAATGAAGATGTTGTGAAGTTAGTATTATTGTATGAAGGTATTCTGTAATACTTTATTTCATCACCTAATGCTATAGTGTATGTATTAGAAATATTAGATTCCTCACTTGTATATACTTCTTGTACTGGTTGTAAACTCATTTTAAATTGTTGTAAAAAATTTATTATTAAAATATGAACAGTCTAAACTCCAAAAATCTATGTTAACTGTGGTATTAACTTCACCATCTTTAAACACAAAATCTTTATTATCGGGTGAATAAAAATAATCTTTAGAAGATAATTCGGGGTTTGTAATTTGATCCGGTATTTTAAAGTCCACGTAATTAGGACTGTATGTTGGTAATATTAGAGCCATTATATTAGATTTATTACACTACTTGTTATGTCTGATGGATTATAAACAAAATTAATTGTAATATTACCACCATACTTAGTTGTTATTGAATTCACCTCCTGATTAAAAACGGTAGTACTTAAATTAACTGTTAATGTATATGTATTATCAAGAGAATTATATGTACCATATGTTTTCATAAATAAAATAGCTTGTTCAACCATAGCGGTAATAAGTTTTTTACCACTACCATCTACGTTTACCATGTTTACTGCGTAACCTACAAACCCTTCTGAGGTTGGGTATGCAACGTTTTTTGGTAAATAATATATTTCATTACCTATTTTAGATGCCGGATAAATTTTACTATACGTGGAAATATCGGAGGTTTCTAATTCTGTTGTTGTCAAAAACTTATTGTTATCAACCCAATAACCAAAATTATTTGTAACCAAACTAAATCTACCTGCCATATTATGTATTGCATTACCGTTAACAGTATACGTTGAGAATGATAATAAAAACGGTGATGCATTTTTCACTGTAGTATTATCAACCATTTCTTTTTTAGTACCCAATTTTTTAACGAATCTTGGTGAGAGTAATTGTAGTGTTTGAATATCAAAATCTGTTTTTGGTACCCAACCAACATTTAGATTAGTTATAAACTTAACATCATCATAATTTTTAGTGCTAACATTTAAACTTTGTTTAGTTACCATAATATAATCCCATAAGTTTAATGTCAAACCTTGCATATTAGGACTATACGTCAAATTAGATAATTGATTTAACCAAGGATTGATGTTAACAATCATGTTTAAATTACTTTGGTTAAATTCGTAATAACATTGTTCTTTTATGAATTCAACTTTAACTCTACTAGTGGTGTTTTCAATTTCACTTAGTGTGGGTGTTGTAACAAATAAACCATCGTAATTAGCAAAAGCTGATTCTGAAGTTGTTATTTGATTGTGTCCACCAGTTATTTCAGGAACCAAACTTTCTTTAGCGGTAACTAAATAGTTATGGTAATTATCGTTCATGTTGTAATAAACAATCTCATTCACTAAACCCTTTTTCATTAAGGTTTTATAACCAAGTGGGGTTAAAGCCGTTTTTATTGTTGCCATTGTTATATTAAATTATCTTTAAAATTTATGCTATCTGGTACTACAGTTTTTTTACTACCATTTAAGTCAACAACTAGATAAGGATATGCATCAATTTCATAGTTAACTTCTTGGTCGTATAGATTATAGTAAATAATTGACTTTTCTAAACCTTTTTGTGCTAAAGTTTTTTGCCCCAATTCAGTTAGAACAAATCTTAATTTATCTTTATTACCACCAATAAAAGCCATTATAAATCAAATGAAATTTCAATTATTATAGTAGCATTAGATGCCATTTCAATCGGGAAATTCATTTTACCTATTGCTACCAATTTTTTATTTACATCGTAGACACCAACCTCATTGATATGTACTTTTTGATTAGAATTTTTCCATGTAGGATTATTACTCCAATTAAACATAGTTGGTGGTACGTTAAATACAAACTTAGTTCTATATTTAGTGGTTACACCCACCGCTTCAACATTACCGTAGAAAAATCTTTCATCACCAAATTGTAAAGCATCCCACTCGTTAGTTTGTGGTATTTTGATAAAGTCATTTAAAACATACGTTGTACCACCTACGTATTTACTATTAGTCAAACTAAAAGTAGTTGATTCAATGTTTAATGGGTTAATTCTATTACCAACTGTGTGTCCATTTATTTCAGATGTTAAATCTATCAACTTCCATTGTGTCGGATCAGGTAATGTACCTACTTGTTGTCTTTGTGCTAAAATATAAAATTTATCTGCGTACCATCCAGTACCACCAGATACTTTCATAAAAGGTAGTTCACCAAGAGGGAATGTTACATTAATTGTCTGTTGTACTGTTTGTGGACAAGAATCATCAAACTCTATTGAAACCACATTTTGACAGTGTAAACCTGTGGTATAACCGGTATTACTTTCAAACAAATAAGTTAAATATAATATTTCAGTACCATCAATTATACCGTCATTACTAGAACCACCTAAGTTAGCCTTAATGGTTGGTAAAGTCCAATTTCTGTTTGATTTATAAGAAAGTGCCGCAACTAACTCTTGGTCGTGAATACTGAACATTTGTAATTCAGGGTAAACTCTACCCACTTTGTTGTTGTAAGTATCAACCAAATCTTTAAAAGCAATAGTTGTGTTAGAACCTGAAATTGTTACATACTGTGTAAGACCAGTGTTAGAACCCATAAATGTTTCTCCAATAGTAACACCACTGTAGTTTTTATGCCACATTAAAGTAGGTATAATTAATTTTGGTGGTGTGTTTGATGTTGAATTAACATAAAATTTTTGTCCATATTTTTGTTCAGCCTGATTATCACAAGTTTCTTTATTAGTATAATGTATTAAACTGACGGAAGGTATATAATCTGAATATGTTTTTGTTATAGTACTATCTTTTAATAAAACTTCAGTTGTATAACCAAAATATTCTTTACTACCTATATAAGTTTCAGAACCGTAAGTTTCAAAAGATTCGTAAGTACCGTTAGGGTAATTAGTACCTATTAGTGGGTAAGACCAAACATTATTCATGTTCCATACAGTACCCGCACTGAAAAAACCACCTGAACTAAATAAACTGTTTTGTGTACCACCTTCATAAGTAGTACCTTGGGATGATAAACCTAATGGGTAAAAAGTTGCCCAACAATAATTAGGCCCTGAGTACGTTGGAAATCCAGCAAAATCTCTATCTATTTTTATAACTAAATTATTTGTTGCCAAAGAACCTGATACAATTTCTTCCACTTGAAACCACAAATAAGGTACTGGTGTATTTAATTCCACCACACTCTTGTTTTGTGTAGTACTAATTTCATTATTACTCATTTTAACAACCATCAAATCACCCGCCTGTGGTTCGTAAGTATTAGAACCGTAAGTTGGTGCCTGTGATATGTTGATAATTGTACCACCAGTAGTACCAGATATAGAGATTATTGTGTCACTTTGTAAACTATAGTTAGTTGTTGTATAAGCCGTATACTGAATTGTAGTACCACTATTATATTCAAAAAAACCAATTTTAGGTGCCTGTATAAGTGTTTCTAAAATCACAGGATTAAGTGTGGGTATTGAAACATATGTATTGGCCGCATTAGCTGTAGGTAATATAGCTGTTTTTATATCAGGATTTTCAGCTTTAGCTCTCATGATATTTTCTAAACTAATATCATAACCAGTACCTAAAGTTAAATAATCAATGTTAGAATCACCTAATCTAAATGAATCAAATGTTAATAAACCTAAAGAAAGTAGTTTTCTACCTTCATTTGTCATTCTAGCACTTACTACAATGTTACTATTTTTATCGATATAACTCACTTTTAATTTTTATTTATAAATATCATTATTATATTTTTTATTATTCTAAAAAGAACTCTTTTCTTAATTTATTGATAGCTGTTTTTCCTGGACGTATACCGAAATAATAGTATGGTATATTACTTTTGGTGTTTTTATTGTTCCTAGCGGTTAAATTTCTAATATTATCAAAAGCTTCAGGATATGTAGAAAAATCTGAATATTGTTCATCAGTCCAAGGACCACCCCAAACTTGATTACCAGCACCTAAAATACCATTATCACCATTCCAATTACCAGACGTTTCAGTATACGGTATACAAGGTTTACTAGAATCACCACCACAAGGACTAAATCTGTTTGCAATATCTCTATCCACTTCAAAACCCCCATCTGCCGTAACATAATTAGGATCGTTAGGATTTCCGGCTTGATTGTCTACATCTGGACTATTAGCAATAATCCTTGTAGGTCTAAAAACTTCATCACCGATATTATCAACAACCGTTACAATATCAGTATATAATTTAGAAACTTCTTTTATGAAAAAATATGGTTCATCTTTTAACTCATACTCATGACAACCCTGTTGTTTATCAAACATTAAATTCAAAGCACAACCATAACGTTTTGCTGTGTAAAGAAAAACATCTTTCGGGTCTTTATAGGAACTCTCATCTAACTGTTGAATCCAATAGTTAGCATCCCAACCACTTTCATTAAAAGTACCTGTATAGAATTGTGGTTTTTGTCCGTAAATATCTATACCTCTATTAGCTCTAATTGATAGTTCTATGTTTTCTAAAGTTTCTTCACACATTTCAATCCTACCCAAAGAAACTATTTTTGTTGACATTAAAGCGTTACAGTATATGATATCATTTAAATCGACAGCACCAGTTTTTTTGGCTGAAGTTGCGCCATTATGCCAAACTTCATGGTAGTTAGCTATACCAACATACTGATGTCCTCTGGTTTTACCCGGTCCTCTTAACAAACATTTTTCACAAGTATTGGGATTAGTGTCTATACAACATGTATTAGCTTTATAATTGTCACCTCTAACATGGTCAGCACCAGGTCCACAAAACTTTTCTTTAATATCAAAAGTACCTTTTTTCTTTTGTACTCTACTTTTATATTTAAATTGAAATAAATAAGCTGTACCAAAAACCCAAGCATCGTTGAAGTTCCTTCTCATAACATTTCTAGTTTCAGCTAAATTGTACTTAACACAACAAAGCCATTGATAAACAGCCTGCATACATTCATTGTTAGTAACACTAGGTGGGAAAGGATCTGGTCTAATACCCGCGTTAAAGGTTCTACCAGCACAATTAGGTCCAGAATCACCAGTAAAATGTAGGGTTTGATAACTACCACAATAACCATTATCAGAGTTACATCTAACGAAATTAATTTCGTAACCGTCACCGTTTGGTCCACAGTCTTCCGCCGGTAATTTAATAGTACCTATGAGTCTTGCTAACCAAGCGTATAAACAAACACTAAAACATAATTGTAGTATATTAAAAGTTCTTTTAAGAATTGTTATACGTATGTTTATACAAAAACCAAAACAAAATGATGTTAATATTATCAGATACATCAATAAAGCAGCAAAAGCATCTATACCAGCAGCTATTATATAATATAAAATATCAAATTTCCATATAGCATTATTAAAAGGAAATAAGTTATTTGTTCCGTTAACATCGGTGTTTTTAACACCAACAAAACTAAATCTATTACCACCTTTTTTATATTTTTTTATAAAATGAGCTATGGTATATAATTGTTTCCATTCAAAAGTATGAAATTCTTTATCAATATCTGGTGGGTTATAGTCGTTTATGTTAGTACTAAATCTTTGGTCTTCAGTACCAGGTGTTGTTTGTCCTCTAACAAAACCACCAGTACCACCAAAATCCTGACCTAGACTAGGGAATAACATTGTAGCCGTTCTAAGTTTACGATTAGATGGAGCCTCACTAAATTTCATAGCAAAACGATACATACCTTTTGTAGGAATTCCTACTGAAGGGTCTGATGATGGTATTAAAGCCCCAAACTCGTCTGTTATAGCATGACCAACATTCATAGGTATTGTGTAGGCAAAAACACCATCATTATCTATTAAGTCACCATCATTTAGTTCAAATTCTTCTAAATCTAAAGGTTTTACTACACTATTAACAGCCCATTCAATTGAATCAATTTCTTTGACTCTAATCATCTTTATTTTACCAGGTCCAGTTCTAAAAGAATCTTGTTCCCCCATATCATTTTTTGGGTTACACCCTCTGTTTACAGCCATTTTACCTGTATCTGAAAAGATAGAACCAAAAAATAAAGCTGTAGGTGTTACGTTAACGCCAGTATCAAAATCAAGTCTAGTTATACCAATTTCACACTGTTCGTTATCACCCCAAAAAGGGATAACTTCCACAGATTTGTTACCAGATTTGATTTGTGGTAAACTATCTAAATTGGTAGATGTTTTAAACTTAACTTTAGATTCAAATAATTTTTCTGGATAACCTTCTGCTATTAAATCATAAGGTCTAACACTAGCTGCACCAATATCACTTATATCAACATCCATATGCATTTGTTGTTGACCAATAGGTACACCAAATAACATGAAGTCACCAGAGTTATTTGTTTTTGTTGTATATTTGTAATATTTATCAAATACCTCTAAAACAATATCATTATCTAAAACATCATTTTTAGTTGGGAATGAACCGACAGCTGTATTTAAAAAACAAGTTGCTTTTGATAATAAAAGATTATATCTAACACCATTATTATCTTTTTGATATGGTGTTTTAAAAGGATATAAATCTTTTATTAACTGATTTTTTTGATCTTCACTACTTATCGGTATAAAAACAGAAACTTTAGCGTTTGGTACTCCAAACCCTTTATTAATCACCACTCTACCAACAACAACACCATAATCTGAACAAAAGGTTTGATATAAATCTTCTTGATTTATTTTAAGACTTAGGATTTCTAAAAAATCAAAATCTTGTTCTAACTTAATTCTAATATTTTTATCAACACCTGGTGTTGTTCTAATCCTTATTGATTCGTTAGCCATTAATATGAGTTATTAATATAATCACTTTTAGTGTTAAAATACCCTTCAGAATATGAACAGGTTGTTATTTCGTTATTCAAGTAACCTTTATAAGTAGTTTCAAACAAAACTCTAAACTTATAGTAATTACCAATAGCTATATCTGTTATAGTGGTATCGTAATCAGTTTTATTTTGTTCATAGTTAACCATTTTTTCATATAAAATATTACTATAATCATTTTCTTCATCACAAACCTGTATCAAAAACTTACCTGTTACATTCTCCGGTAAAACACTGTTTATAGTCCATTGAGTATAAAATTGGTTTTTTGTTAAACTACCATAATCACTATCTCCGGTTATAAGATTAGGTGAAACTGCTAAAATGGAAATAATATCATTAATGTTTATTGATTCGGTATACTTTTTATCTAAAATAATTCTATTTTTTTGTGAACTACTTAGATAAAATTGTCGGTCTTGTATCATTTCAATACCGTTAATTGTTAAGAAAACTGAGTTATTAGGATCTATAGGTTGTGTTACATATAATTCATAATTACCAGTCAACGTATTTTTGTTGATGTACATTTTATTTGGGAAATCCCCTGGGTTTGTATCCAAAGTTATATTAGTTACTGATTCAGTATTACTAAACCACTTACTATAATCACTATCACCAGCACTTTCAGAAACACCAACAATATAGTTAGCAACAATAATATCAGTTCTTTTAATAGAGATGTTATCATTGAATACTAAAACACTTGGAGTACTAGGTCCAGAATCTTTAATTAAATAATCGTATTGGTAACTCATTTTAATACCGTTAACAAATATCAAAGCTAATGAGGGGTTTGACGGTTTTGCTTTTAATATAAAATAATTTAAAGCATCGTTTACAGCTTCTTGAGTACGTTGTGATGTTAATCCATCAACCAATAAAACATCTTGAATGAAATTATAATTAGCCACCGGTGCCATAGGTGGTGGTGCTAAACTAGGTGACGGCGGATTAATAACTGTCATGAAATAATAATCAGTCGCGTTATCAAAAAGATTTTGTTGTGGATAAGATGTCCAACTATTTGTGAAAGTATTTAGGTTACATATTTTACCGTAAAAGGTGTAATAAGTTCTTATCATATATTCACCCCATGTTTTAGGTATATCACCTAAAGAAAACAATTGATTTATAGTAGAAAGGGTTGATGCTGATAAAATAGTAACATTATTACTTAAATTATTAACCACATAAAAATTATTATTTAAGTTATTATAAATTGAACTTATAGGCCCATTATTAACATTGACGGTATCAAACAATAAATCAGTATCACAATCTATGATAGAAACTGTATTATTTGTATAATTGTTTGTGTATATTGAATTACCACCTTGGTTATAAGTTAAAGTATAACTGTAAGCACTGATAGGTATTGTTTTCTTAATAGTATTGTCATTACAACTAATTTTATAGATATTAGTATCACCCGTTAAATTAACATATAAATTGTTATTACGACTACTATAAGCTAATTGAAAAGGTGTGCCACTAAAAGATATTGTTGTTGTAACAACGTTATTAACACAATCTATAACCGATATGTTATTTGAACCCATATTTGTTACATAAAGTGTATTACCAGTAGTAATGTTACTCAATCCAGTTGGTGTATTACCTGTTATTGTTGCAGTAATAGAATTGGTGTTACAATTAATAACGTAAATAGATGATGTTACTTGGTCAGTAACATATATACTATTATTATTCGTATTATAAGTCATGTAAGTAGGAGCGGTACCAACACTAGATATTGTTGAAGTTACTGTATTGGTTTCACAATTTATAACACTTACAGAAGAAGCCGTCTGATTAGTGACGTAAACCTTATTATTATTTATATTGTAAACACAAGAATGTGGATTAGTAAAACCAGTTATTGTATTTGTGATAGAATTATCATCACAATCAATTACCGAAATATTATTCGATGATTTATTGACGACATATAATTTATTATTAGTTTGATTAAAAGTTATAGAATTAGGTGTATTATTAACAGATATTGACCCACCAGATAAAGAAGGGTTAGTTCTTTTTATTAGATTAAAAGGTGTTACATTATTAATAATTTCAGAACCATCAATAAGTAAATTAGTTGCTTTATCTACTTTAAAAGTGTCTTTGGAAAAAGTTTTAGTACCAAAACTACCAACGTAATCAAAATAATTTGTGTTACCTGTTATAAAATATTTTACACTAAAATCAGACACATAATCTAAATTATAAATGCCTTGAGTATACCCTGTCATACAACCAGTTAATGTCATACCAGAATATAACTTGGTAGCTCCTTCCACATAAAACTGAGGGTTTTTAAAAACCTCAACACAAAAGTTTGTATCAGTGTTTACGGTAATAATATTATCTAACCCTATGTCACGTAAAAAATTTTGTTCAAATAATTGTACTTGTGACACATTTTTTTCTTCACTTTTTTTATTACATAAAAATCCCATTATATGACTTGTGTTTCTATTGCCGTAAATTTATTTCTATAACCCGCTATGTTAATATTAGTTTCCTCTTCTGTCCTAACTAATTCTGTGGTAATAGTTTGACCCAAATCTTGTGTTTTTACAATATTAGGTGAACTAGTAGGTTGTGTACCTTTTGGAGCACCCATCGCAGCAACACTTGATGCCTGTGATTTAGGTACTTCATAACCACCCCTTGGACCTTTTTCTTTTGGGTTTTCAAAAAAATATGGTGGTATTTTTTCAATAGTAATTTCAGAGCTAGTTAATTCAAACTCACATGTATTAACAATTGGACAAGGTTCGTTACACCATCTTTCACCAGCAACCCATATTGTTGTTGCAGGTATAAATTGTTCCATAAAAGGAATCCAAAAACTTTGAAACTGTTTTTTATAAGTTTCTATTTCTTGAATACTTAGGTTTCTAACCGTATTTACTGTTGTAGCTGATGTTATTAACATTACTTGTTTTTATAATAAATATTATTTTAAGTATTTCCTGAATAACAAATTGTTGTATTAGCTGAAAGTATGTAACCTTCGGGACAAGTTAAGGTGGTCGCACTTATTGGACAATTGGCACACATATCGTAAGTTAACCAAAGTTCTTTTGAATTTATAACTAGATTACTGTGATTTTCATAAACACCTGATTGTTCAAAATAATTAGTATACCTCCAAGGTATATTAGCATCTAAACTAGGTGCGAATGTTCTATTAATACTACCTTCACCGTTTAATAACCCAAAACTACCATCAAGTCTTTCATTGTCATCATATATTGATATGCCGACTTCTGGTAAACCAGGATTGTAAACCCAAGATTTTTTATTATCTATAACTTTATTAATTTCAAAACCAGGACATTTAATGTTATTGATTGTAACTAAAGATTCTTGTGTTAAACAATCAACTCTAATGTCGTCTACAAATATATCGTAATTACAACAACAACTTAAACCTTGAGTTATTTCAACATTTAAACCAAAATTTAATGTTAAACCAGATGTTGGTAAGGTCGATTCTAATCTAACCCAAGTATCAAACCCATCTGTTTCAGAGTTAAATGTTTTAACCTGTGTTAAAGATTGGTTTAAATTTGTTTCGGTTGTTTTTATTTCCGCTATAATGGGTAGTGAACTATTGTAACAACATTTTTTATCAGACTTTGGTTCACATTTAAGATTAGGTGTACCAAAGTAAAACCACAAAGATAATTTTAAATCATTATCACAAGGTTCCACCACCATGTTTTTACCTTCATTAAGGTTAATAGTTGCTGGTACACAAAGTTCTACTTCTGTTGCGTAACAATATTGTCCAGACCATTTATATTTAGTGTTATAATCTTCAATCAATTTATTACAACAATCTTCACCTATAGGGGCTTCATTTGAATAATTAACAACTATTTGTACAGGATTGTTGTACTCATCTGATATGGTCTTAATTTTAGTGTTTGTTATAGTAATTTCACAGTTTTTATTAACTGGTTTACACATACAATTTTGTTTTTGGGTGTCCCAATAACCGTTTTCAATACATACGTTTTCTGTAGTCAATCTAGGTGTATTTGTTATATCACCAAAATCAACATAAAAACCACCAGTGTTGTTTAAAGCCGTTGTTAACATTAATTTAGCCTCAACACTATCCGGTATGTTATTACTGTTTACATCGTTTAAAATATCATCTTCATCTATGAATCTAATAATAAAATTAATTTGATCATTATTAAGATTTAAAGAGTACCCTATTTGAGGGAAGTTTTCTATAAAGAATGTTTTACCGTTAGGTGTCGAAATTAGTGCTAATATGTCGTCTAGAGTTGATAAACATCTAGATGAATATGTTTCAACGATATTATTATTACAAGAACAAACACCGTTACTTAAATAAGTACCACCAGCGATTTTACAACAAAACTCATTTAACATATTACCGTTTTCGGCATCAACATAAAAAGTAAATCCTGTTATAATCGCCTGACTAACGAAATTATATGCTATAGAATTGTCGTCTTGGAATGTATTACCGTTATGATATGATGGGTATAAAACTTCATTCCATTCATCAAAATCAAAATTATCATTAACACAATAAATGTCATTATTACAAATTTCTTTTTGATAACATTTACCACCATACCAATAATATTGTTTATCATTAGGTAAGTTTATTGTGTTTATAACGTTTTTATTACAACAGTAAAAGTTATTAGCACCTATTACCAAACCGTCTGTACCAATTGAATATGGTCCACAAGAACTTGTAGGTGTTATATTATTTGTAAAATTTAATACTGGCATTATTATTTATCCTTTAATTATTTTTTATTAAACATTTACCAAGATTAGCATCCCAATTTATATTACTACCATAGTTGGACATAGATTTTTTATAATAATCACAACATTCTTGTGTTAAACTAGTTCCTTGATATGTAATTTCTGTATAGACACTACCTGTATTAAATGTATATCCGTTATCATCTGAAGGTGGGCATAGATAACACTTATTAAGTGTGTCATTAAACCATTTATTTAGTTTAATGCAACAAGTTTTAGGTAATTGATTACCAGAAGTTGTTGTAATTATAGTAGAACCATCGGGTTGAGGTGAATTTAGTGTTGTACTAGGACATTCAACACACTTACTATTTGTGTTATCGTATGTAAAATCATAATCAATACAACATTTTTCGTTTAAACCAACATTATCTACATTGTTATAAACATACTCACCAACTATGTTTATAGATGTTGGGCAGTCCGTACAGTATGATTTATATTTACTTAAAGCAACGTAATCATTTTTTGACCCAAAAAAATTACCATTTCTGTAAACTAAAATTGAACCATTTGTGTTGTATTGTTTCCCTAGTTGGGTACAACATATTTGTGAAATAGGGTTATTAGATGAATCAACCCAAACATGGTATTCATCAACATGACTTTCATCACAATATGTTTTTTGTGGTACTGATGGTGATGATGTTTTTGAAGATGATGGCATTATAACATTACCTGTATTATAAATGTTTGAATTGATACAATAGTAAGTGTTTAAGGTTTCGTTAAAAACCCATCTACCACCTCTTAACCGACAACATTCGGAATTAGAAATCATTTTATTTTGATTGTCTAATATAAAACATTCGTTAGGGAAAAAGTTAGTTAAAATTGATTCTAACCAATCTCTTTGTGTTTGTTGTGTGTTAGAATTCCAACCCAAAATCGTAGATACATTATTAACTTCAATATCAGTCAAACTATCAACATATGATTCCATACCACAAATTGTTTTAACTTCTGGTGGACACCAATAACATAAACCATCATCATCAACCCAATAATAACTTTTACAACAATTTAAACTATCAACCTGAGTAAGATTACCAAAAAACGCGTCTAAATAAAAAACAGTACCATCTTCTTTAAATATTAAATCTTCACGACACTTTGAACTATCGTTTTTAACACATTTCTTGATTATCACATTTATATCATCTGCCATATTAAAATTTCTATTTTTTTTATTTATATTTTACTCATACAAAGATTTAGTATAAATGTTAGTGGAGGTAACATTTTTAGGTGCTGTTATAAAAGATATTTTCATTGAATAAGTGTCTCCACTAGGTGTTTGATACAACGCAGAATCACTTCCACCAACATATGTTAGTCCAGCTTTACTTATAGTCATGTTTTTAACCAAATTATTTTGATTTAAAAAATTTGCGTAAGCATAATCATAATAAGGTACTGGTAACCCATTTTGGTCAAAAATAAAGGTTCCTTTGTTGTAAGTGTTAAAACTATTTTTATAAACATCTATTAATGTACCACCTGTTATATAAAAACTATAGTTAGGTGAAAAACATCTATATTGGTTTATATAACTGTTACCAAAATCATAAGGACCAACATGTGGGTTATTACCTTCTGTTGATTCATTACCCCCATTATACCAATAACCACTCATTTGGAAATAGTTATCCTGTCTGTTTGGGAATTTTTTAGGGAACCCAAATATGTCTATCGGTAAGTCTTCGATACTAAGTGTATCGATATCTATGTCTGTTATTTTAGCAATTTCTAATAAAACATCTCTTGGATCTAACCTATCTTTCGCTAAATAAACATACTCATCTAATGAAACTAAACATTCAGGTATTTTAAAAAGTTTAAAGAAAAATTCAATAACTTTTCTAGTACCTTTTGATTTAAATAACCACCACGCATTGATAATAAGTCTTCTCCACAATTCAGTTTCTAATTCTTTTGCCGATAAATTCCTAGAATAACCACTAAAAACTGGTTGACTACTAGATTCTAGTTGTGACAGTAAATCAAAATTATCATTAGTTGTTGTTAAGAAAAAATCAAAACCAAAGTTTTTAGCTATAGTTTTGATTAAATTGTCAGAGGTATTATCTAATTTATCATAAGTTACGACATTAGCGAAAGAAATACCGTCTATATATTTTTTTACCTCGTCAAACTCCCTTCCGTAAATCCTTAAAAGTTTTTTAACTTTTCTACCATAAACTTCAGAACCATCACCATCAGTATCATATTCTTGTATAGTTTCTGAAACAAATCTCCTCGACACCAAATCTGTTTTGTACGTATCAAAACTATCTGCCATAGATAGAATATCTTCAACATACTTTCTATAAGCATAATTGTTTATATCAATGTTATAACCATCTGTTGTTGGCCAAGTATAAGATTTATCGTAGTAAATAATATTACCATCAATTTCTAATGGTACTTTAAACTCCGATGTATATTTTGGTGAGGTTAAATTATTTAGTAATACTTTTTGAAAATCTGTCAACTCTTTAAAAAACAGGTTGATTTCGTTATCAACAGGCATTACATGATAAGTGGTTTGAGCAAAAGTACTAGCTGTTAAAAGTGGGAACGGGTTACCTTTGGTAATAACTTTTAAATAAGGAAAATCAGTTGTTAACCCAGTAAAACCTATTATAGGTACTTTTATATCAGATTCTTTATTCCAAATTACATAGTTTTGATAGTAATTATTTATATTATACAAACCATCTGTAAAATTATCGACTTCTTCTGAATTAATTATTAACTCAAATTTATTGTCGATAGCTTCACTAGGTATTAAAAAACTAGAAACATTTTGGCCGTTATCATAACTAAATGATAATATAGTATTTAAAACAGTATTGGTGTTGTTGAACGGATTTACATATAAAGAACCTTTCCATTTTTGGATAATTTCTTCTAAAGTAACTCTAATTAATTCATAGAAACTACCAAAATAAACATACCTACTTATGTTTTTTGGGTTGAAATTTAGTTTTAAATTAACATCATTAGAAACCAATATTTCAGAAGATTCTTGTGTTAAATTTAAATTATTTAAAGAATAGTATTCAGACCATTGACCCCCTAAAATAAAATCTTTAGCCTCCCTACTAGAAAGGTTTGTCGTGATTTGAAAATTACCAAAAGTGAAAAGAGATTCACCATTAGTAAATTGGAGTCCGACTAAATTTGGTGAAAAATCACCTTCCCTTCTTTTGTACGCTTCGGTTAACGAGCGTGGTATTACTTTAACGTTTCCCATTATTATAGTGTCGGAACATTAGTGATTGTATTGAAATCTTTTGTGAAGTCAATATTATTAACTATTTGACGAACTTCATGTAAAGGTTCACCTGTAAATTGATCTTGTATTTCGTAAAGGTTATATTGTTTATATATACGATTTTGAAAATCATATATAGTATATTTACCATCAGTAATCGATTTAATCTGATTACCAAAAACACCATAAGCTAATGTTTCAATATCATATTCAACCATATCAATCTCCAAACTTATTGGGTTAAAGAATGTGTTTGTTACAGTAATATTTTGATTAGGTGTACCAATATCAGGAAAATTATTAGGTCTAACGTTTGGTGCAGTACTAGGTGTTAATGTACAAAAAACAAGATTAGAATTATCATTAAATCTATATCTTATAGATTTTTGTGTGGTATTAGTTAAGTTAGCGGTTACAGGTTCTGCTTTATTAGCTGAAGTTATTACTCTAAAAAAATTAGGTATTTTCTGTCCGTTATTATCGTAATATTCAATACGGTAACCAACTAAAGCGTTAGTATCGGTTATACCTAAAATATTTAAATCTAACACAATACCTTTAATATCAGGAAATGCTGCTAGAACACCACAATCAATAATTTTAGTTTTTATTTCTTTTGGCCTTATAATAACATTGTAGATACCTTTAGCTGAAAAATTAGTTACAGGTAGTTTTAAATTATATAGACCACCAAATAGTGAGACAGCACCTGGTTCATTAAATTCCGAGATTACTTGATTAGGTGTTAATTGTTGTAGTGGTATTGTTGGTGCAACGTCTCTTGATGGTGTAAACGTGTACCATATTTCCATATCATTTGGTTTGACCGTAGCTGGTCTAACAATTCCGTAATTACCTGTTGCCATAATTATATATCTTCTTTTATGTTATAATATCCGTTTCTGTATTCTATTAAATTAGTTAAAGTTTTAACTTCAGCCAATCTGGAATGTCTTTCAAAAACAGCTAAATTCATTCTTTCTATAAATAGATTGTTATAGATTTTTGGTTCAAAAACCATCCCCATTTTAGCCTCCTCTTTAATATCATTACCTTTAAATTCAAAAAAATAACCTGTGTTGTTTGTTGAGAATGTTGTTGGGTGTTCAGTTAATATCGAACCGTTTTCTGTTTTAGGTGAGTATTTTGTTACATAATTTATTTCACCTATGGTATAATGTATTTCAGATATACCCGTAATAGTTATAGGGTTATATATGATGTTGGTTACTAAAAAATTATCACCGTTAGGTGTGACCCCATTCCAACCAACTTCGAAAGTGTTTCCACCTCTTTCATTTTTAGATATTAAATCTAATTTATGTGATGTTTTACCTACTATCATATACTAATACTTACTGTTTGAATACATCCGTTAGCGTCTGTTACTGTAGCGGTTATAGGTCCATTTATGATAGAATACCCTACACAATGTACTGCTGATGTTAATTGATTATTTACTCCAGAATCACTCCACACGATTGTGTAAGGTGCTACACCACCGTTAATATCGATAACAGCTTGTCTACATCTACCACAACCACCAGGACAAGAACAAGTCACACTACCACCACCAGCTGGTGCTGATACTGTTCCACAAGCTGAATCCTCTACCTTGACTAAACCATATGTTATTGATAATGGCATTGCTGGTTGTGTTATCTTAATCGTTTTAGTTGTTGTACAACCATTACCGTCTTCAACCTTAATAATATTATCACCAGCATTTAATGATAATGTAATGTTTGAAGGTATTGAATACGATATGTAACTAGTTGAAACTAGTGTATCATTTAGATAATATTTTAACTGATTGGCTGATGGGTTTGTGATATAAGAATCACTTAAATAAGAAGTAGTTAAGTTAACTGAGACACTATTACCAAAACAAGGTATGTTATAACCATTAGTTAAAGCTGGTGTTGTATAAGTTATACCTAATCTAGGTCTTTGTAACACATTCAAATTATATTGATTTGTACAACCATTAGAATCTAAAACCTCCAATAAATAAGGACCAGGGGTTAATTCCTGTGCTAAACCATTAGCGTCTGTATCATAAACATCATTTTCTAAAGTATTTGTTAATGTTATGGTGTAAGGTGGGGTACCACCATTTGTTGAGGTTGAGATGGAGCCTGTTTCACCGTAACATGTTGCGTGATTTATGTTGTAAGTTGTTGTGATTTGTGGTGGGTTTGTTAAGTTAAAATTTAAATTATAAATACTTCCAGAGTCGTCTTTTATTTGTACTATATAATTACCAGCTGTTAAACCACTATAGGTAACGTTTGTGGCACTATTTTTAACAATACCATTTAAAGTGTATGTATAACCAGTTGGTGCATTACCTCCAGCACCTTGGATGGTTATTAGACCGTTGTCTTCACCATAACAAATAATTTCCACTTTTGTTATCACAGAACCAGATAAAGCACTAGGTTCGGTAATAGTAAATACACCTGATACAATAACAGGTCCGATTGGTGGTGGTGTGGAATCTGTTACCTGTACGTTATAGGTACCGGAACATAAATTAGTTATTGTATCTGTTGTTCCAATAACATTAGATGTTGTACCAGAATACCATAAATATGTATAAGGTGGTACACCACCTTGTACAACCACCGTCGCAGAACCGTTACAAGTACCATTAACATCGTTAACTTGTGAGTTCGATGATGTTACGTTAGCACCTAAACCTCTAGGTTGTTGTAAATAATAAGAGGCATATGTCATATCACAATTAGAATCAGTTATTTTTAAAGTATAATTACCAGACTTTAAATTACTGATATTTTGTGTGGTAGAAGCAAAATTATTTGGGCCTGACCATTCATAAGTTGCTGGTGTACAATTACTAATGTTAACAGATAAAGCACCATCACTAGCCCCGAAATAACTTATAGTACCATTCTCAGTAAAACTAACTGTACAATTATTTAATATACCACAAGGTTTTTGATTACTACCATTATTAGATAAATTCCAAACACTACTAAAATCTAAAATCTCGTAAACAGGATTTTCTGTATCGGTATAAATACCTATGTCCTCGAAATTTTGGGTTAAAAATATAGGGAAATTTAAAGTTGTTGCGGTAATAACTAAATCGTTTGTTCTACCAAAACTTTCATACCCCACTTTTCTTTTATAAATCTCCATTTTATTTAATTATAAATTCAGATAAAGTTATAACAGTTTGAGTATTAGCCCCAACGTTTGGTGTTGGGAAAAAATTATACTCGCCGTTATTTATTTTGGGGTTTCTTAAAGTAATTGGGCTGTATCTCCAACCATGATTGTTTGGGTTACTGTATTGGTCTATAGTTAACAAATCGTTTATAGACAAAGGAATGTTTATAAATTTTTTTATAACACCAGTTTTAGCATTAAAAAACCTAGCCTCCATATATATGGTTCTATTAGAATTACTGTTTTCAGTAAAATACTTATCATTACGTAACCAATATAACCTATTGAATTTAAATTCAGGTTTTGTGGTATAGTCAACATCTATATCTTCAGTAAAAATTAAACTGTTAGTTTCGATATCGTTAGAATCATAAAAATATAATCTAAAAAAACTTTTTTTAAAGCCGTTAGTATTTTTTAGAATATCGTTAGTTAAAATACCAGAGTTCTCATATTTTATATCATAACTAGAAGTTACGGTATCCCAAAATCTAAATTTTATATACAAATCATTATTAGAATTATTGTACAGGTATTTTATAGTTTCGGAATCAAAATTTGGGTTTGTCGCTTTTTTTCTTTCAGCAATTATTATATCTTCTAAATCATCACCATAATCTATGGGGAAAAAATTAGTGTTTAAGGGTATAGTAATATTTTTAGAAAGTACTGTGTCACCGTTAACTGTTGTTGCGGTAGTAGTTTCAAAATTATTTCTTATTTGATATTTTATTAACATATTAAATTATCTTTTGTAACGTCTCTAAACCTAGAAGAACTAAAATCCATAGTACTTTGTGGAACTTGTTTTCTAACAAAAAGATTATGGTTAAAATAAAAATAATGTGAAGCGTTTAAAAATGGGTAGTTAACACCATTAGAACCTTCTTCATAGTAACCAACGGTTAATAAATCCTTCCACGCTATCGATTTATCTGGGTATGTAACATAATTGTTAGGTATATCAACAATATTATCTATTGATTCAGCCTGTTCTGTAAAGTTAGAATAAACCCTTATTTGTAATTTTTTAAATGGTTTATAATAGTAACCATTTCCGTTTGGGTTGGTATTGGGTCCAAATCGATGTATAATATCAGATATCGTAGTTTCTTTTATTTCTAAACGATTAAACTCCACAAAATCCCCTATATATTTATCACCACTTAAAATTTCAACATTACCGAAAGTATCAATTGTTTCTGTTCTAGCAGAGAATTTTTCTATAGTACCGATACCAGAACTATTATTTTTTGAGATGAATTCTAAACCGTTAATAGTATTAGCATCTTTATAATTGAATTCCCAATCCGATGTAACATCTGACCAATTAAAAGGGAGGTTACCAGATCTTTTAATAATTGTGTAATATAATTCAGATATGGGTCCGTTTCTATTATCAATTAAATTACCTACATTAACATCTTTATTAAATTGGAAGAGGTATGTGTCATTTAATAGACCTATACTTATATCAGAAACATCTGGGTAGATGTTAGTAGAAAAAGATGCTGGGTAAACTTCATAATTATTTGAAGTCAAAACCTCAAATTTTCTAACATAATACTCAGAAGGAGTTCCTTCAATTCTTCTAAAATTAGGTGTTGGTGTTGGGTTATATTCAACCCCTTTTGTGTTTGAAACTGTAGCTCTAATAACAAATTTATTAGGATTTAAAATATTAGATACCTTCCATATACCGTTTAAATAAAAAGTTGGGTAATCTCTAATTTCTATAAAATCACCTATTAATAAATCATTTGGTAATGAGGTAGTTATTGTTGTATATCTTACCTCTTGTGGTGTATAAGAACCTGTGGTATTACCACTTAAATCTGTGGCTGTAGCTTTTATAAAACTGTTTAAATTATTTACGTTTACATCATCAAAAGATGGGTTAACTATTTTAACAAAATTACCGTTAGTTAAAGGTACGTTTGTTGGGTTTACTATTGTTTCTAATGTTAAGTGTTTTTTCTCATCCGTACTGTTAACACCTAACGATTTTACTTTGTGTATACCTTGGAGTGGGTTGTACGCATTATAACTGTAAATATAAACAGAGTCACCTACAGATAAATTGTGATTCTGAATCCCTATTATTGTTAAATAATTATCGTTATTTATATTAACATAACTAAGTGTTTCATATTGTAACCCTCTAAAGGCATTAGAAGCTATTAAACCAGAGTTAGTTCTTGATTTTAAAACAAAATCAATATCAGAATCAGATGGGTAGGTTATTTGCATTACCCAATTACTTGGTGCTACAGGTGGATTACCATAGAATAATGGGTCCCAAGAGTATGAACTATATTTACCCTCTAAGTATACAGTAGATGCTGTGGCAACTTCACCAGAAACATAAATGTTTAATTTACCGTTAATACGATACTTACTACATTCATTCCTTTCTTGTTCAAATAATTCTTGTAAGTTAACAATATCTAAGGCATCATACTCAATTAGATTTTTTGTTGTATTTTCTAACTGTAATTGTATATTAGTGTTAGTATTTTTACCTAACTTGAATCTTTTACTACCGAGTAAATTTGTTATATTATTTGTCTCCATTAAGATTTAACCCTCACTCTAATATCTTTTTGTGGAAATTTTATCTCAAACATTGAGTCGTATTCAGCAAATAAAGCATAATCTACCGTTAAATCAATTTCGTTATTCTCATTATTTAAAGATTGGTTAGTTTGATTATTAGAGTAATCACCACCAACTTCATTATAAATTTTTATATCAATAACATTTAATACACCAGCAACATTATTTATAGCCTCTATTAACTGTGTTAGGTATATGTTTTGACCCATTTGCCATTTATTAATGTCAAAATACTTTTTAACGACATTAATAACATTATTAATGACTTCACCTTGATTAAAGGTTTTATCTGTATAAATGTCAATATCAAAAGATAAGTTTATTATCCTACCGTCTTTTATGATAACATAATCATTAATCATTCTATAATCAGATAACCATGTTGCCATATTTTCCTTTAGAGTATTCGTTGAGGAGTTGTCTAATTTAGAGTTAGAGTTTAAACCTAAAATAGCAAACTCAACCTTATTTTGATTCTCATTTATTTGCATTCTATAAGGTACGCCAAATTTACCTGGCATTTTAAAAATTATTGCCAAGTAATCTTTTAAAGTCACAGCTCTATTTTGTGAAGCAAAGTTATATTTAGTCATATATCTTACTTCTTCTAAAGTAGGTTCATCACCACCACCAAAGGCTGGAACTGGATTGTTAACTCTTAATGATGCTCTAACTGCTTGATTATTTCTAGGGTTGGGTCCATTAATTGTCATATCTACTAAACCAACAGAATTAATAGTGTTAGCACCTATATTAGCACCTGTACCACCACCAACTCTATATCTCACATACAAAGTACTGTTAGGTTTAGGTATTTCACCCAAAGCTGTACTATTAAAAAAGTTAGACATTTGTAAGACATACTGATTACTAGTATAATTTTGTAAATAAAAATCATCGGAATAACCAGAACCAAAAGTTAATTTACAAAACCCAGTGTCAGTATATTCTTTAATAAATTTTTTACTAACAGAAATCCATTTACCTGGGATAATACCACTATTGTCTGTACTTCTTAAAGGATCATCGACAAATATTTTATCCTCAGCTAAAGAATCAACTTCAAACCATCTTATATTTTGATTCAAAAATTCACTTGAGTCTGGGTTATTAGTAAAAGTTGTACCGTCTTTTGTTATTATTTGTTCTACCGAAACTACGTTATTATCGGGTAATAGTATTTCTAAAAAGGGTACTGAGTCTGTTGTATCAATAATTTTTTTAAATATTTTAGTAACACCATTACTAACAATTTCTCTTTTAACTAAAGTATAACTTGTTATTTGACTATTAACATTGATATTAGGTATTATCAACCTGTTGGGTATACCACCATTACTAAATGGTGAAGAAAAATCAATATCATTTAAAGTTTCAAAAGTTTGTCCAGCACCAACCACTTGTGTACCATATCTAATTATAGGTGCGTACCTAATATCAAATGTATCACCATTAACCGGTACTGTGACAGAAAAGTCAACTAAAGTTATCGCTGATCTCCTACCAGGTACTTTTAAACCTAAAGTTCTAGCAATATTCATCACAGACCTTCTTTCTTGTGCATAGTCTATTTGTGTTTCAGTAAACATTCTGTCTGTATGATAAGATAACATGTCAGCTGTTGCCGCATTTAACTCAATCAACATAGTACCAATAGATGCGTCATTAAAATCTTGGTATAGTTCTGGGTAAAAGTGTTTAACGTAATCTACTAGTTCACCTCTAACATCAGCGAAATTTCTAGCGAAATAATTTATTTTTTTTTCTGCCATTTTTTTATAGTTTTAATATAACGAAATCTGTTGATTGGAAAGCCCCTGTTGTTACAACATAGTCTATTCTAATTATAACCGCATGTTCGTTTTCTTCAGATTTTTCAGATGATAATTCTGTTATTGTTAAATTAGGTATGAATTTTTTTATGGCTCCGTTAATTTCGTTTTTTATACTACTCCAAGACGGTTCATCGTTTTGTTCAAAAATATATTGTCTTAGATTAGCACCAAAATCAGGTAAATATAATCTTTCCCCAATGTTGGTTAATAACAGGTGAACTAAATCAGCTTTTATAGCTCTTTTAGGATCACTATTCATTTCCAAAAACTTATTTTCAGAGTCGTCTTTGAAAGGGAATTGTATGTTTATATATTTTTTTTGTGCCATACTTATAAATATCTGTCAAAGAAATTTACCATTAAAAAATAAAATTTAAAGTTAAAGCATAAAAAAACCTCCATATGGAGGTTTTTTATTTTTGTAAGTAATTAATTAAAAATTAAATTCATCAAATTTTATGTCATTCAAATCAGACTTAACAGAACCGATATTGTAAGAATCAATCTCAGTTTCTTGTGGTGCTGATTGTGTACCTTCAGAAGTAGTCCAAGCATTAATCCAATTAATTGGATTTTTTACTCTTTCAAAGATAGGTTCTAATTTAATCGCTTTCATTCTTTGGTTGGTTAAAAACATCATGTATCTTTTTAAGATTTCTGAATTTAAACCTAACATAGCACCGTCCTTAAACAAATATTCAGCCCATTCCATTTCTTCTTCAGCAGCGTTCTTAAACATTTCAATAACAATTGGTTCACATTCTTTTGCCACCTCCATAAAACCTTCATCTTCTTTAGTTTTTAAATCGACTAATAGTTTTTGGGTAAATCCTAGATGTAAATTCTCATCTTTATTTATTAATGAAATGATTTTTGAGTTACCTTCCATCTTACCGTTTTGTGCAAAAGCGTAAGAACATGCGAAAGAAACGTAGAATCTAATACCTTCAAGTATGTTAATAGACATCAAAGTTAGATATAATTTTTTCTTACGTTCTTCGATAGAATCACCTAATGAATTAATCATGTCATCATAATACTTAGTAACTGATACAGTTCTTTTAATGATTTGTTCATCATTTAGAATGTTATCAAAAACTTCACCAGGTACTGGGTAAACATTTTTAATTATATGTGTATAAGAATAAGAGTGTAATGTTTCAAACATAGCCCAAGCAGAACAAAAAGCTTCAACTTCAGGATTAGATAAGTCTTCTGTTAAATGATGTATACCTCTACTTTGTACACTATCTAGTAAGATTTGGTACTTTAGATTAGATGTGAAAATGAATTTTTCATTTTCAGTCATATTTTTGTAATCTAACCTATCTTTAGATAAATCAATCTCCTCTGGTAACCAAAATGAGTTTAATTGTTTTTTAAATAGTTCAAAAAAACCAACATATTTAAATCTATCATATCTTTCAAGATTTAAACTTTCTCCAAAGAAAACTGGTTCTTTTGTGTAATCAATATCGTTTTTTAGGTTAACTAAACTTTTTGTGTTCATATTGTCTTTATTATATATAAAAGGGTGATTTTTAATACCACCCTTAAATTTAGTTTATTATAATTTAAATGTCAAATTAAATTGAACAGGCTCCACCGTCACAACCAATCATTACATCATCTTCTTCACTGACGTATTTAATTTTTTTATGTTCTGAATGACTAATCATATCTTCCA